GCGGGGGCGGGCATGAGTGAGATCCCGGCCGCAGCGGTCGAAGCGGTCCTCGCCGTACTCATCCAGGAATGCGAGAACGTCGAATACGGCGACGAGCACGATGTCGTCTGCGCCGACCATGGGTGGCACCGCAAATGCGCCGAGCTAGCTGTCGCCGCTGCTGCCCCGCTGATCCGGCGGCACGGAACGCGGGGGCGGGCATGAGTGAGCAGGCATCCGTCGACCTTGATGCCGTACGGGGGTGGATCGACGTGCTGCGCGCGATCAAGGAACGCCGCGCCGCGCTCGACGAGCTAGAGGCGAAAGCACGCGGCCACGTCGAGGCGGCGCTCGGCGACCGCGAGGTCGGCACCATTAACGGCCGACCCGAGGTGCGCTGGTCGTACACAAAGGGTCGCAAGAGCATCGACGTAACTCGGCTGCGCAAAGAGCTGCCCGCCGTCGCGGCGGAATACACGACCACCGGCGAGCCCGGCCGTCGGTTCGAGGTGCTCGAGGTGGGCGATGACGAGTAAGCGAGCGAGGCGGCGATACAAGAGCCTCGGGCCGCAATGGAGTCGGTGCCGTATTTGCCGCACGCGACTGCGGGCCGTGCAGCTCGAGGACGGACTCTGCGCGTCGTGCCGGCTACAGCCGCCACTACCTCTCGAGGTGCCCAAATGAGCCGAGCCAACTTCGACTATCGCCACGTATGGGCGCCGACGCTGATGGTCGCGACGCCAATCGTCCATGACCCTCGGGGGCTCGACCGATACCTCGAGGATCGTTGGGAGCAGCGCGCCGCCTGCGGGATGCAGGTCGTTTTTAGGGGGCGTTACGACCCTAGCGACGAGCGACCACTGCGCCGGCGACGCCTGCTTGATTGGCAGGAATACGGCGCACACCTTTACGCCGATCATGCAGCGGCGATCGGTGCCCGCTGGTGCAAGCGCTGCTTCCCCTCGGATGCGCCATGAGCGCGCCTGTCTGCACCTATTTCGACGACGATGGCGGGCACTGCCACCGCATCGCCCGCGGCCGTTACCTGCCCGGCTGGCGCTGTGAGGTACACACTCCTGCTCGCCTGGCCGGCCACGCGGAGGCGTCTGAGGGGGCGGCCGAGGCGGTGCGGGAGCGGCTCGCCGGCGAGCTGAGCGCGACCATCACCGACGCCGTGCTCAACATGCCGCGGTCGTTGCAGGTGGCGCTCGGGCCGTCTGAGATCGGCCACCCCTGTCAGCGTCAGATCGCATACAAGCTGCTCGACTGGCCGCAAGCCAATCAGGACCTCGACTATCTGCCGTCATTCGTTGGCACCGCTGCGCACGTCGCCATGGCCGCCGCGCTCGAGGCGGCCAACGTCACCACACCGGGCACGTGGCTCGTCGAGCAGCGGGTGCATGCGACCGATGAGTTGTCCGGCTCAACCGACGCCTATCACCTGCCGACCGATACGGTTGTTGATCATAAGTTCGTTGGGCCGTCGAGCATGAAAAAGTACCGGGCCAACGGGCCGAGCCGCATCTATGTCGTGCAGGCGCACACCTACGGGCTCGGGTGGGAGCGCGCCGGCCGTCGGCCGCTCAATATCGCGATCGCTCTTTACCCTCGAGGCGGCCGCATGCGCGACCTGTACGTGTGGGTCGCCCCGTACGACCAGCAGGTCGCACTCGAGGCGCTGGCCCGCCTACGGACCATCAAGGGCGCTGTGCTGGCGCTCGACCCCGAGGCGAACCCCGCGCACTGGTCGGCATTCCCGATCGAGGCGGGCCATCACTGCACTTTCTGCCCCTATTACGCACCCGGCTCGAGCGACCTGTCGCAAGGCTGCCCGTCCGAGCCGGGCGAGGTGATGCCTAGGGCGTCCCTCGAGGACCTCATCGTCTGACCAGGAGGAATGCCTAACGCAAACACCCCCCCCAGGAAAACGCAAAGCAAAAAGCAAATCTGCTGAGCAAAAAATCGAGGCGGCAAAAACGTCTCGGCAAAAAGCAAATCTGCTAGGCAAAAAATCGTCGCAGCAAAACCGTCTCGGCAAAAAGCAAATCTGCTAGGCAAAAAATCGAGGCGGCAAAAACGTCTCGGCAAAAAGCAAATCTGCTGAGCAAAAAATCGAGGCGGCAAAAACGTCTCGGCAAAAAGCAAATCTGCTGAGCAAATTTTGCTAGGCAGTCGTCTGACCAGGGAGAACGCCTAACGCAAATCAGTAAATCAGCCAATCAGCCAATCAGCCAAGCGAATCAAGGAAAGGGCAAGATCAAATGTCCGATGCAGATGACTTCCTGTTCAGCGGCGGCGTGCCGTCGGCCAAGTTCCCGGCGATCGGTGCAGTCGTTACCGGCATCATCGACGCCAAGCCCGAGGTGCAGCAGCAGCGCGATTACGAGTCGGGCGACCCGATGGTCTGGGACGACGGCAAGCCGCGGCAGCAAATCCGCGTCGTGCTCGCCACCGGCGAGCGTAGCGACGAATACGACGACGACGACGGCCTGCGCGCGCTCTACATCAAGGGCGGGCTGCTCAAGGGCGTACGAGCCGCTGTCAAGAAAGCGGGCGCCAAGGGGCTTGAGATCGGCGGCCGTCTCACCGTGACCTATGTATCAGACGGCGAGACGGTTATCGGAAAATCGGGCAAGCCGCTCAACCCGCCCAAGAATTACGCCGTCGACTACCAGCCGGCAGGCGAGGCAGCGGTGCAGGGCGTGCTCGCCGACGAGCCGACCGAGCAGCCGGCCGTTAACGCCGCGCAGGCGGTAGCAGTGCCCGCGCCGCGGCAGGAAATCGACCTGTCGCAGTTCACCCCCGAGCAGATTGCCGCGGCGCTGCGGGCTGCACAGAGCTAATCCCGCCCGCAATAGGACAGAGCGACCCTCCGATGCGGCGGGGGGTCGCTCGCTTACCCCCGAGAGGCTGCCAGCGGTGCTGACGGTTCCCAAGATCGACCCTGAGCAGGATTTGCTCTCAGCCGCGCTCGCCTATGCTGAGGCGGGCTGGTACGTGCTGCCGATCGACCAGCGCACAAAACACGCCGGCTCGGTGCTCGGTAAGGGCTGGCCGTCGCGCTCGAGCCGTGATCCCGAGACGATCGTGTCTTGGTTCGCTGGCACTCCGCACGGCTTGGCCGTGCACGTTGGCCGCTCTGAGGCGGTTGTTTTCGATGTCGATACGCCCGAAAAACTGCCAGGCGTGCTCGCTGCTGCGATCGTCGACAGCCTGCCGCCATACCAGTCGACTCGGCGTGAGCAGCCCGCTCGAGGGCACTACGTGTTCGCCTGCCCGCCCGGCCGGGTGCTCGGCAACGGCGCCGGCAAACTCGGTAAGGCGTGGGGCGAGGTGCGTGGCCGCAACGGCATCGTTGTCGTGTCGCCGACCACCCACGAGAAGGTCGACCAGGGCGGACAGTACGTGTGGGAGCGCACCGGCTCGGTGCCCGTCCTGCCCGGCCATGTGGCCGACCTGCTGCCCGAGTCGAGCCCGGCCGAGGGTGCGGCCACCGACCGCGAGCTGCGGGCGTTCCTAGAGGCGCACACAGCCTCGGAGCGGCCGCAGATGTTCGCCGGCATCTTGGCGCAAACCGAGGCGGCACTGATGGCCGGCGAGTCACGGCACGAGACTTTCCTGCTCGCTGCTGTTAACGCCATGACCGAAGCGGCCGCGGGTTTCTATTCTGCGCGGCAGGTCGCGGCCGACCTACGTGAGTGCTTTGTAGCAATGATGTTGACCTCGAGGGACGGACAAGAGCGGGTGATCGGCGAGGCGGCCGCCCGAGCCGAGTTCGCCGGCATCCTCGCCTGGGGAGTGTCGCAAGCCGCCTTGACCGACCCTGAGGCAACCCGCAAGGCGGCCGCTGAGCGGCTCGGCGACGACGGCGGCATTTCCGAGCTGGCCGGCGTCGAGCCTGAGCCGCCCCCGCCGCAAATCGAGCCGGCCGACATCGGTCACGCGCACCAGGTGTTTCGACGGTGGCTCGGCGCAGAGTACGACCTTGACGTGCTCGACGCCGTGCTCTGCGCGCTCACTGTCGAGCAGCTCGACGGCGACCCGTTGTGGCTGCTCGTCATATCCGGTCCAGGCGCGGCCAAAACCGAGACGGTGCAGGCGTGCGTCGGTGCCGGTGCGTTTGCCGTGTCGACGGTCAGCGGCGAGGCTGCGCTGCTGTCGGGCACACCTCGCAGGGATCGAGCAAGGAATGCGACCGGAGGGTTGCTGCGCAGAATCGGCGACCGTGGCGTGCTTGTGATCAAGGACGTAACGTCGATTTTGAGCATGAGCCGTGACAAGCGAGCCGAGGTGCTCGCTGCCATTCGCGAGATTTACGACGGGCGATGGTCGCGCAACATCGGCGCCGACGGTGGCCGTTCGCTCGAATGGGGCGGCCGAATTGCGCTCATCGGCGCCGTGACAACCGCCTGGGATACCGCGCACGCCGTTATTGCCACCATGGGCGATCGGTTCGTTATTGTCAGGCTCGACTCTCGACAGGGCCGGATCGCGGCCTATAGACGCACTCTGGCAAACACCGGCGACGAGATTGCCATGCGCGCCGAGATGGCCGAGGCGGTCGGCCGGGTTGTCGCCGGCATCGACCATTCCGTCGATCTAACCCTCGAGGACGACGCGCTGCACCGCATAGGCGCTGCGGCCGATCTGGTCACCAGGGCCCGCACTGCTGTCGAGCGCGATTACCAGGGCAACGTAATCGACGCTCATGCTCCCGAGATGCCGACTCGGTTCGCCCGACAACTGCAGCAGATAGTGCGGGGTGGGCTTGCGCTAGGCATGAAACGCGATCGAGCGCTGCAGCTAGCGATCCGGTGTGCGCGCGACTCAATGCCACCGCTTAGGCTCGAGATTGTTGATGATCTTGCCGAGCACCCGTTGTCGAGGGTGGGAGAGATCAGGAGGCGGCTCAACCGGCCAAGACGCACCGTCGACCGGGAGTGTGAGGCACTACACATGCTTAGCGTTCTCGACTGCGACGAGGAAGCCGAGTTGATCTCGACGGGTGGTTCGCGGTCTATATGGCGTTACAGCCTCGCTAGTGGCATTGATCCCACCTCCCTCAAAACAGTGCCAGAAATGGCCCACCCACTCTCTGTACTCTCTGTAGAGGGCAAAGATCAACATGTGGATAACTCAAATGGAGAGGTGTCACTCTACGGGGGTAGTGCCAAATCTGGCACTGTTTCGGTGCAGGACACGACGGGTTGGACCGCCGAGCAGATAGCCGAAGCGCTGCGCCAAAGTGTCGGCGGCCATGGGTAACCACTTGATAACGACGCCGGCCAGACCTGAGGAGTGCCACCGCTGCGGCGTCTGGACACTCGGTGCCTGGGTTGACGGTGGCCGTGTCAACGTCGATCCGACGCCGGTCGACGAGCAGGGCGAGTTCGCTGCACTGCTTGAGCGGCGACGCACCTTTGACGCCATAGTCGGTAGGGTGATCATCTGGTTGTCGTGGCGCAGCGCCCATGACATCGGTCAGCCTCGCCGGTATCCCGTCCTCGCCGAGCATCGTCGAGGCTGCCCACATCGCACCTTCATACCCCGTCCCTATGTCCCACACCCTGCAGCGGCTGAGCTGCCCGATGTCCCACCGTTCTAGATATGAGATCAAAAAGGCGGGGGGGTATGCAGAAAACCCCACCCCCCCTAGTAGAAAGCAGGGCGGGGTGATCATGTCTAAAGGGTGGGGTGAGGGCGGAAGCACCCGGGCATGGCGCAAGCTGAGGGCGTACGTGCTCAAGCGAGACGGGCACCGCTGTCAGCTCAAGCTTGAGGGGTGCACCACCACTGCCCACCATGTGCACCACCTCATACCCCTATGGCGGGGTCGACCCGAGGACGTTGACCCTGCTGCACTGGTCGCTAGCTGTCGATCATGCAACCTCAAGCTCGGTTCAGGGGCGCGCGATCCTCAGCCGAAACCGTGGACCCCATGAGTAGGCACTGCATATCGATGCAGGTCAGACGCTCAGAATTGTAGGAATCTCACAGAGATTACCTCGCCTTAGGGGGGCGGACAGGGCGGGGCGGTCTGTTTTTCCCTCCCCGGCTAGCCGCCTTGTAGGGTCGTTGTATAGCTATGCAGGGCGGTTATGCGGGCGGGGGGTGCCGTGGGGGACTTAGACCGGCGCCGCTCCGCGGGGGATGGGAGCGACGCCGGCAGCTTAGGCCGGTACAGCCTCGGGAGCAGGCGCAGGTGTGGGCAGCTTGGGCGCCTCGATAACGGTGATCGGCGGCAGCCCGACGGCCTCGAGGACGCTGGCCGGCTCGAGCCGGTCGGTGGAGATCAAGAGCTGCGCCGACTGCGCCTTGCTGGTGCGCTCGCGATCGTCGGCCTCGCGATCCTCGGGCACAACCCGGCCGGCGTCGAATTCGACCCCCGTCGCGGTTGGGCCGTACATCGGCAGCAGGCGGGTATTGAGCACGGTTTTAATCCGATTGATGCGAGGCTGCACGACCCAGCGCGCGAAACTGATCTCGGCCATCTGAGCGTTAGCTTTGTTCACATCTTCGGACAAACCGAGCATATGCGAGTGGATACCGAAAGCTTCCCTAATGATCTCTCGGGTAACACCGCGCAGGTTGGCGAAATCCATGTCTTTAAGGCTGTACTTTCGCTCGACCCACGTCTGCCCCTGCTCGAGCACGCCGACCCGGTGCGCGTTGCTGACCCCCTGGTGCGACTCTCGCCACCGTTCGACGAACGTGTCGAACTCGGTGTCGTCGACCTTATGGTCGACTTCGACGATCCCGCCGGGCTCGGCGCCGTTGATGAAGAAAAGCCGATTCCACTCGGCGGCCGCCTGAAACGACCCGATGTCGATGAGCGCGGCCTGCACTGGCCCGAGCCCGCGGTACGGGTCGAGGGGGTTGGGTGATCGCTTGACTTGCAGGACCTCGTCGACTCGCAGCGGCACTTGCTCGCCGTTTGGCCCGGTGTAAATCCACCCTGAGAGATATTCGGTCGGGTGCGGTACGGGCTCCATGCGGTCAGGGCGCACCGGCCACAGCTCGAGCGGCAGCCCGAAAACGTCGTCTTTAACGATCACGATGTCGCACTCGCCGGCCAGCTCGCCGTGCTGTATGACCGTCTCGACGAACTCGTTTTGCGGCATAAACGGGTTGGGCGCTGTCCACAGATCGACGGCGGCGTGCCTGGTGACCTCGACGCGGGGTGGCTGCTCACCCGGTGCGGTGACACGCCGGCCGTCGACCTGCTTGCGGTACAAGCCCCATTCGACTTGTCCCGCGGCATCAGCAATGCGGCTAACGATCGAAAACACGGTCGAGACGGCTTGCATCGTCTCGAGGTATGCCGTCGCGTTGTGACGCAGCCCGCCGAACGGGTTGGCCCAACGGCTCGAGGCTGACGTTGGCCGCGGTGCGCGGTTGAGCGCCTTACCGATCAGCGAGTTGCTCATTTGTCGATCCTCCATTCGAGCAGCAGCAACGACAAGCCGACGGCGGCCAGGCCGAGCGGCAGGGCGACCGACCACGCGGCGGCAGACAGAAAGCCGAGCCCGCCCACCGACAAGGCTAGAGGGTGTGTGAGTTTCTTGATCATCCGACAAACCTCATTCTCAGCGGTGCAGCGGCGGGCATGGTCAATGTGACGTAGACGACGCCGGCAGCCGCGTAGGCAGCATCGACGTGCCCGCCGCGGCGGGTGAACCGCCACCCGTCGCCGCTCGGCAGCTTGGCTGCGCCGGCGATATGCGCGTCGAGCAGTGGGTCGGCGGGGTGGACGATCTTACGGGCGAGCGCGAGGTCGGCGAGTCCCTGGCATGCCTCGGCCACGCGTAGGCCCGAAAGCTCGATTGACTCGACGTTGCCGGCCAGCCTCTTACCCTTCTCGGCGGGGCGCAGGAGGGGCGCGAACGCGGCCGCGGGACCGGCCGGGTACCAGACGATAGCCCGCGGCTTTACCTCGGCCAGCAGGCCGGGCAGGGCCGCGCGAGCCTCGTCTGTGGACTTCCATGCGGCGACGATCTCGACTCGGGCTCGGCCGTCGCCGAGCAGCTTGCCGGCGGCGAGGGTGGCGTGCTGGCCGTCGGGGGCGATGTCGAGCCCGACGATCAAGTCTTTCCGGTCGAGCCGGCCGCTCGGGTCAGCGCAGGCGCGCCAGGCGCTGAGGTCGACGGCGCCGTCGAGCTGGTCGACCCGCTGGCAGAGCACCTCGGTTCGGTACACGTTGGGCGGGTCGGTACCGAGTGCTGACCTAATTGCCTGGGGGCTGATCGTGTAACCGAGTCCGGGGTTTGCCTGCGCGATCGCGCGCCAATCGTCGAGGTCGCACCCGTCGGGCGCCGACCACTCAAACAGGCCGATCGACGGGTCGCGCTGCGACAGGGCGGCGTCACGGAGCTGATTGAGTACGACCGACTCGTCGTCGCCGGCGTTGCTCATGCACCAAATTTGCGCGTTGTCCCGCGCCATGGTCGTTTTGCTCAGCGCCGACCAGGCGTCCCATGATCGCTGCTCGCGCAGCTCGTCGATGGTCAGCTCGTCGATTGAGTAACCGCGGCCGGCTTTGCGGTTGGCTGCCGCGATCTTGTACCGGCCGCCGCTCGCGAGCTTAAACCACTCGTCACCGTTGACCCGTCGCTCTTGCTCGAGTTCGGCCTCGAGGTCGGGGTTGGCGTGCACCGTCTCAAGGGCGAACGACCATTGCTCGCGGGCGAGCGCGACATCTTGGGCGACGCCGAGCACGAGCCGGGCGCCGTCCATATAGAGCCGCCATAGTGACAGCAGCCGCTTAACCGACGACTTGCCGTTTTGCCGGGCGACCAGCACGAGAATCGTTCGATAGCGATACCCGCCGTCAGGGTTCAGCTCGAGCGCGTGCTTGACGAGCCATTGCTGCCAGGGCAGCAGCGGCTCGCCGATCATGTCGCAGAACTCGACAACCTCGTATCCGCGGCTCGTATGGCGGCTGAGGCGGCGCAGCGGGGGAGTGAATAGCCGCGGCTCGGTGCGGCCGCGTAGCGGCCTAGCGGGCGGCGCGGAGCGCGGTGAGGCGGTTGTCGCCACGCTGCGCACCTCCACCTTTGAGCTTTGCGCGGGCGGCGGGGGTTGCGCCGAGCTGCTCGAGCGCGGCCAGCAGTTTCGGGCCGAGCGACTCGAGCACACTGAGCTTGCTGTCGCAGTGAAAGCAGCGGCCGTGGTCGATCGACTCTGCGTAGGCTTTGGCGAGCCGCACTACGCCGGCGTCGATGTCGTCGACCTCGAGTGCGTCGATCGCCTCGAGCACGGCCGGCAGCATCATGCCGTCGGTTGAGCGCAACCCCTCGCCCATTGTTAGACGCTCTTGGCGGTTGAGGCAGACTCGGGGTTGCCGACTCGCTTGGCAACCCACCCCTTGAGTGCGGCGAGTGCTGTGGCAGCGCCGACAGCCCACCAAACGTCCAGGCCGCCGACCTCGACAGCGAGCACGCCGACGGCCGCCTGCGCGGCGGTCCAGCTAACGCGCTCGAGCCAATCCTTCCCAAACTTGCTCATTGCTGCTCCCTTTGTTGGCGGGTAACTCGCCGCGCTCGCCCTTCCTCGACCGTTTCTAGGCGGTCCGATGCCGAGCGCGGCGAGGTCTAGGCATCCTTGATCTTGAATCGCAGACTGTGCTCGGCCAGCAGCCGGCGCACGACTGCCTCCTCGAGGCTGATCGGTGGGAAAGGGTGCTTAACGCCGACTCGGGCGTGCGGCAGGAACTTTTCGTACGACCCCGAGGTGTATTGGTGCCACGGCTGCCAGCCGGGTTTACCTGCCCGCACCGCCTCGTCGAAGATCAGCCAAGTCAGCTCGGCCATCGTGTACGGGTCGCGCCAGGTCGGATGTGCCTGCAGCTTGTCGCCGTGCCAAAGGTTGCTTATCTGGCCGGCGCCGTGGTCGACGTTCCCGCTGCCGCCGGCGTCGAGCAGCATGCCGAGGATTTCGCTGTCGGCGCCGCGGTTGGCCGGCACGCTTGACTCGCCGAGCCATACGGCGGCGCCTATCGTGACCTGCTCGAGCGGTCGACCTGCGCCGCCTTTGTCGATCAGGACGTAAGCGACCTCATTCGGCGAGAGTTTCACGGCTCGACGACAAATTCGGCGGTGAGCAGTTCGCCGATCTTGCGTACGACAGCGTCGGCGTCGAGACTGCCGTCGGCGTGATTCTGCAAGAGCTGCAGGATCGCGAGGCGCTGGTCTTGTGCGGCCTGGTCGCGGGCGACCTCCGCGGCGGCCACCTGGTCGATTCGGGTGAGGATCGCCACACTCGAGCTGCCTTGAACCGCGGCGAGGATCGCTGTATCGCGCAGTTTGGCGGCGGCCTGCTCAGCTCGGATCGCCTTTGCGGCGATGTAGCTGTCTCGGCTGTACCCGCCGGCGTAGACGAGGATCCCGCGCAGGCTCGCGTCGGCGCCAAAATTGCGCTTTCCAACGTCCCATGAGTCTGTTTTGACTATGTCTGTTAGTTCCATTTCGTCCTCCGGTGCCACGTTGCCGCGGCGTAGGTAGTCGGTAACGCGGTCGGCGAGGTTGCCCATCAACCCCCACATGCGGTCGCCCGGGCAGCTCTTGCTCGAGCAGCAGCGGTGACCGTGCAGGGTGGCGTCTCGGGTGACGAATCCGGCGAGTCGGTCGCCGGCGATCATTCGGGCGAGCGTGTCGAGGTCGGCCGAGGTGACCGGGTCGTCGACATCGCGGGCCAGCGCGTAGGCGCGGCTGTTGATGTTGAGATTCCAACTCGGCGCCTGCAGGGATCGGCCGCGGCTCGGGCAGCCCGCCGTCGAGCAGGTCGACCGCTGGTCGTCGTTGACGGTGTGTGCACCGCGGCGGCCGATCGGCTGCGCCTCGTACCCTTGCCCGCCCGGCAGGCAGAGACGGTTGTACGAAATCCCGGTGTTAGGGAACCGTGATATGCCGATCGACTCGACAGCTCGAGCGTGCGCGTCGTTGCTCGAGTAGGCGTCGGGGTTTGTGATCGTGATGTGCACAAACTGATGGGCGGCCGGCTCGCTCACCGACCGGGCGGTTGTGTAGTCGAAACGTGCTCCCCATGCCTCGCGGCGGCGTAGCCGCAGGCCAACTCGCTCGAGTGCGGCTCGCTCAGCGGTGATCGACGGCACGGTGCAGCCCCTTTGCGTCGAGACTCTTGACATCGAGATTCACGTGTTAGAGTAACTTGCCAAAGGTCCCGACGCAGCTATGGCAAGGTGTGCCGATGCCCGAGAGTCTGTCTGAGAAGCGCGCACGCGCTGGCCGGGCCGGCGCACAGCGCAGATGGCACCCGCATAGCAAGGTGCCATTCGCAGATAGCAAACCTGAGCTGAAAATCGCTCGGCCGGTCGCGAAACTGCGTCAGGGTCGCACCGATTGGTACCGCATTGAGAACAAAGCGAGCGATGCCGCAGATGTTTACATTTACGACGAAATTGGCTATTGGGGCATAACAGCGCAGGATTTCGTGCGTGATCTGCAGGACATCAAAACGTCAGCGATCACCCTGCACCTCAATACGCCCGGCGGCGAGGTTTACGACAGCATCGCGATCTATAACGCGCTGCTTGATCATCGGGCCGTGGTCACCGTTCGGATCGACGCACTTGCCGCCTCAGGGGGGTCGATAATCGCGCAGGCCGGCGACCGGCGGGTTGCTGCTCGTAATTCGACCGTGATGATTCATGACGCCTGGGGTCTGTCGATTGGCAATGCCGAGGAAATGCGCGACATGGCCGAGCGGCTCGACAAGATCAGCGACAACGTCGCGTCGATCTACGCCGAGCGCGCCGGCGGCGATGTCGCCGACTGGCGTGACGCCATGTTGGCCGAAACCTGGTACGACGCCACCGAGGCGCTCGACGCCGGGCTCGTCGATGAGGTCGACAACCGCGACGGCGAGTCGGCCGACAACTCGTGGGACCTGTCGATCTTCACCTATGCCGGCCGCGAGCAGGCGCCAACCCCAACGATTCCGGTGCGGGACGAAACCCCCGAGCCGACCGTCACCGATACCGCCGACGAGTTCGCCGACCTCGATCTCGCGGGCATCACTGAGGCTCTGGAAGGGGCTTTCGCATGACCGTCAAACTCGGCCTCGACCAGCTCGAGGCGACCCTGCGCGATCAGGACAAGGTCGTGCTGATGCTCAAAGAGGGCACCTTCGGCGATTTTGTCAAGGACTACGCCGACGCCAAGGGCGCGGCCAATACTGACGTGCTCGACAAGGTGCGAGAAGAAACGCAGCGCGTGCTCGTCGAGATGCTCAAGGACAACGGCGTCGAGAATTTGCGTCGGCTCAACCTTGCGCAGAAAGGCAAGGACGGGGGCAGCACCTCGAGCACGATGAGGGTCGCCCGCGGCAAGGGCGCGGTGTATAACGCCAAGGCACCCGGCGCAAAGATCGACCAGTCTGAGCATGCACCCGAGGACCTCGCCGAGTTCCTGCAAGCGATCTGGCACCACTCAAACACCTTGCAGGACAGCGACACTCTCGCCGTCAAGCAGCGCGAGTGGAAGAAGATTCAAAACTCATTCGGGTCGACCGTGCCGGCCGACGGCGGGTTCCTGATCCCTGAGACGCTGCGCTCGGAAATCCTGCAGCTCGCAATGGAGTCGAGCGTCGTGCGGCCGCGGGCTCAGGTGATCCCGATGTCAAGCCTCGCCGTGCCGATCCCGACCGTCGATGAGACGAGTCGAGTGTCGACGGTGTTCGGCGGCATCGTCGCCTACTGGACCGAGGAAGGTGCCGCGGCGACCGAGTCGCAGGCCAAGTTCGGCCGGGTGCGGCTCGAGGCAAAAAAGCTCACGATCTACTGTGAGTCGCCTAATGAGCTGATCGCCGACGCGCCGGCGTTCGCGGCTTTCATCGGCATGAACATGCCGCGTGCGGCTGCGTTTTACGAGGATGACGCGTTTATCAACGGGTCGGGTGTCGGTGAGCCGCTTGGTGCGCTCAAGGGGTCCGGCTTGATCGCGACCACGCGGAGCGCGACCACCGGCATCAACTTCACTGACGTGATCAACGTTTTTACGCGGCTGCTGCCAGGGTCGTACTCGGACGCGGTGTGGCTTTGCGCACCCGACTTGATCCCTGACCTGATGAAGCTCGTTCTGCCGACCGGCGGCACCGGCAACGAAACCGTTGCGCCGCCGCTGTGGCTGACCGGCCAGCAGGCGATCAACGGTGCGCCGGCCACGCTGCTCGGCCTGCCGCTGATCATCACTGAGAAGGTGCCGGCGCGAGACACGCAGGGCGACCTCTCGCTGATCGACTTTTCGCACTACCTGATCGGCGATCGGCAGATGGTCCAGGCGACCTCGAGCCCGCACTTCAAGTTCTCGAGCGACGTGACCGCGTACAAGGTTGTCGAGCGGGTCGACGGGCGGCCGTGGGTTAACACCGCGCTCACTCCCAAGAACAACGGCAGCACCCTTTCGCCGTACGTGACCGTTGGCCCGACGTAAACCCAGCTCTAGGCCGAGGGGGCGGGCAATCCCGCCCGCTCCCGGTAGGCCGAACTAGGCCGGCATTCAAACCCCGGCCAGAGAGGAAAGTGCACCATGGAGGCACTCGGCAGGCTGTTCAATTACCGTCACCTTGCCGACGGCGGTTGGATTCGCGTCGATCAGAGCACCGACATTGCGTTTCTGTGCTACCTCACCGGCGCCGTGGGTGACACCTACACACTGCAGGAAGCCACCTCATCGGCCGGCGCGGGTGCGCAGAACCTCGTCGCGTTTGATCACTTCTACACGTGCACGGGCGACGGTTCCGACGCTTGGGTGCGGCGCACGCAGGCCGCGGCCGCAACCGTCGTGACCGCCGCGTCGGCGGCGCAAAACAGCATGTGCTGTGAGGTGAGCGCAAATAAGCTCAGCGCCGGCTTTAAGTACGTCAAGCTCACTTCGACCGGCGCCGGATTGGTCACTGCCTTGCAAGCCGACCTCGCCGTGCAGCGACGGCCAGACAACCTGCCTGCGATCACTTCGTGAGCTTGTGGGTATGCCGACGCTGCTCGACCAAATTTGCGGTCGGGCTGCGTCGGTGCCCGCAATGCACCGCTGAGGACGCATACGAGGAAGGTGCCGAAATGCCCAAGACGACAGTGCACGGCGGCGCATCGCATGAGGGAGGGGGCGAGCAGTCATCGCCTGGGAGCAGCTCGCAGACATCTACGTCGAAGCAGCCGAACTCGCCCGAGACGAGCGAGCCCGACCCCCCGAAGCCTGCCCCCGAGACGGCACCCCGCTCGAGGAAGTCGACGGCGTCCGGCACTGCCCATTCGACGGGTACCAGTGGCCGCGCGACGGCCGAGTTTGAGGGTGGGTAACCATGGCTGTTGGCCTGTCGGCGACGATTGCTAACGACTTCCTCGAGTGGCTGTGGAACGCCTCGGCCACCTCGGCAGCGCCGACGAACATCTGGATTCAGCTCCACACGGCCGACCCTGGCGCGGCGGGTACGAACGCAGTCGCCGGCAACGCCACCCGCAAGGACCTCACCGCGGCCATGGGCACCGCCTCGGGCGGCGCGATTACCAGCACGGCGGCGGTCACCTGGACGGCCGGCGAGGTCGACACCTCGGAGGATTACACGCACTGGTCGCTGTGGGATGCCTCGACCTCGGGCACGTTCCTTTGCTCGGGGCTGATGACTGCAAACGCGGTCACGGTAGGCGACGAGTTCACCATTCCGATCGGCGACCTCGACTCGAGCTTTAACACTGCTGCCTGATCGGCGGTGAGCTG